CAAGGCTGCACCAAGCTGATCGAGTGCCTGGAACTGCAATGCTGGGATGAGAAGACTCAGCTGCCCGATAAGCAGTCAGGCTTCGACCATCTCAACGACTGCCTAGGCTATTGGCTGCATCGCGACTTCTCCATGCTGCACAAGCAGGCAGGCCGCGGCACCGGAATACGTTTGTACTGAACACCATGAAAGCAGCCACCAGCGACACACTCGGCCCGCAGATCGCTGCAGCGATCGGCCTCCCGACCTACAACCTTGCCAGCTTCACATTGCGATTCCACGCAGGCGAGATGGTCCGCTGTGATGCGGAGTATTTGGTCGACGGCTATGCCGCAACCGGAATCACGCAGCTCATCGGCAAGAGCTACATCGTGACGGAGCGAGAACCGGCACACGACACAGCTGAGCAAGGCCAGGCCCCTGCATAATTATCTCAGTCACCACCCACAAGCCATGCGCATCCGCACCACCAGCCAGCTCGCCAAGCACGCCCGCTGGGCCGTCCTCAACGTTCAAACCGCTGAAGTGGTCGAGCTGCACACCACTCGCAAAGCCGCCCAGTCTGCCTGCGATGAAATGCACTCCTACGCCGGCGTCAGCAACTGGATGAAGGTTGGGCGCAATCCCGCATTCGAGGCAGCGCTGCCTGCAGGCACTGATCTGATGATGCTTTGCAACTGACATCCTCAAGGCCAGCCGGAGCCTATCCGGCACCTACCCACCACCCAGCATCCCATGAATCTCAAATCGCTTCACGACAACCCTATGATGACCGCCGACGGGCTGCGAGCCGCCGAGCGCGTTGCGATCGAAAGAGGTATCTCTTTAGAGCGCGCCCTCAACTACATCGGCGAGCTGGAAAACCGCATCCGCCAACTGGAAGATCGACTCGATGAGACGGCCATCGACTAACCCACTCAGCAGCCGGCAGATTGTTCGGCGCTGAACCGCCCTCGCAAGTGGCACACTACACGACGCAGCACCGCACCGCTGGGTCATAATGCCAGCAGTCACCACCACCCACCGATGACTAGACGACAGCAGCTGTTCAAGCTCGCCGCGCAGCTCCATGAGCTGACCACTGAGGAGGAGCGGAGGGATTATCCGTTCCTCGATCACCTCAGCGATCTGTTTGAGGACATGGACGAAGAGGAGGGCGAATGACCCTTCCGCCCGCCGGAGCGCATCCGGCATCATCCCATACCGTTATCACCATGACACCTAATCCAAGCCTAGAAGCCTGGCCTCCTGCATTCCACCCCGCCCCTTACGGAGAAATTGCAGCGCAAGTTAATGACCCACAGGAGTTTGTCAACAAGCTATATAGGGACATGCTTGAAGTGCGGCCATATTTTCCCGGCAACACCAACTACACAGGCGCCTGCCTTGATTGCGTAATGGAGCAGCTAGAGGCGATGGGCGCTACTACGGAGTTTGAAGATGACTAGACAACAGATAAGAGAGCCACGATTCACGTGCGAAAGCTGTGGCAGCGTTGACCACAAAGTGATCGAAATGCGAACGCAATCAGATTACGTTCGTCGTCGCATCGCTTGCAGACGTTGCAACCACAGAATCACCACCTACGAAATCTCCGAGCGCAAGTTCGCGCTCTGCCAGTCTGCGTTAGCCGCACAAGTCAGCATCTTGCGCGTCGCCGGCAAACTGCGTGCCATTGCCGATGATCTGGAATTGCCATGACCCTTCCCCGACTGATCGGGCTTTACAGCCCTGCGCCAGGCTGCGGTAAGACCACCGCAGCCAATCTCTTCATCGAGCACGAGCGCGTGTCATTTGCAGCGCCGCTCAAGCGTGCTGTGTGGAGACTGCTCGATGAACTCGGGATCTCTGGATTCCACTTTGTTTACGAAGACAAGGAAGCCATCATCCCTGGGATTGGTGTCAGCGCACGTCACATGATGCAAACGCTTGGCACCGAATGGGGCAGAGCTTGCATCCATCCAGATTTCTGGGTGATGATCGCCCGCGCCGAAACGCAACGCATCATGGCTACTGGCGGATCCGTCGTGATTGATGATGTGCGGTTTGCTAATGAAGCCGCAATGATCCGCGACCTCGGCGGCGAGCTATGGCGCATCGAACGCCTTGGCATTGGCTACGACGGCGACCACAGCAGCGAGGGCGGACTGAAAGACATCACCCCTGATCGGGTGATTGTTAACGACGGCACTCTCGTTCAACTCAAGGAGAAGATTTATGGCTGACCAGCACCGCGCAACATCTCAGCAGTGGGCTCTCGTTGAGCGGATGCGCCATCACGTTGAGTTCTCCTGCCTGCTCGAACTGCGTGACAGGCTTGAGGCACTAGAAGCTAGGGACGAGGATGACAAGGAATCATGGGCCGCGATGCGCAGAGCCAATATAAGCGCTGCTTTGCAGATCAACGCTCTGATGAGACGCATCGAGGCCCTGGAGGCTGCCGCCAAGCCCAACCATCCGGCGAAACCAGATAGTTCGCTAGTGGAGCGGGTGGCTGCAGCGATCACCGGGGACGGCGACGAGCCGATCAATTGGAAGCCAGAAGCCCGCGCCGCCATCCGCGAAGTGGCGGATTGGTTGCGGGATCACTATGGCGGGACGACTGCAAGCACTGACCTGCTCGAACAGGAGGCCGAGCGATAATCAACCAATCCCAGCTGCTGGCATCACTCACTAGCCAGGGCTCAGGCCCTGGTTTTTTTGTGGCTTTAGACTGCAATCAACGCAGCGTTGCAGATGTACTCAGGCTTCCGCCATTACGATCGCGCATCCGCTAAGCGCGCCGTCACCAAAGTCGACGACCCATGCACCGCTTGGCACGCGATGGAGGAGAACTGGATCCTGATCGAAGACCTCACCAAGGGCACCACTGCGATGAGACGGAAGCACCGCACCTATCTTCCGCAGGAGCCGCGCGAGCTTGATGAATCTTACGACGCCCGCCTTGTGCGCTCAACCTGCCCACCGTACTTAGTCCGCATTGAGCGGATGCTGGCCGGGATGCTGACGCGGAAGCCGGTCAGGCTCAGTGACACCGGCGACACGATCCGCGAGCAGCTGTTTGACGTTGACTTGCAAAATAATGATCTGAATTGCTGGGTATTTGAAGCCGCCCGCACGATGATCCGTTACGGTCATGTCGGCGTGCTTGTTGATGCACCGCAGGATGGCGGCCGGCCGTACTGGATTGCGTATTCGCCTAGAGACATCCTCGGATGGCGCACCGAACTGGAAGATGGCGCGCAAAAACTAACGCAGCTGCGGTTGCGGGAAGTGATCACTGAACCTGATGGTGATTATGGCGAGAAAGCAGTCGAACAGGTGCGTGTGCTGACGCCTGGTGCGTATGAACTGCACCGCAAAGACGATGACACCGGTGACTTCAAGCTGTATGACGAAGGCACGACAACGCTTGATCGGATCCCGTTTTCGGTTGCCTACTCCGATCGCGTTGGTTACATGGAGTCGCGGCCACCGCTGCAGGACATCGCAGAACTGAACCTGAAGACCTATCAGGTGCAATCTGATCTCGACAACCAGCTGCACATCTCAGCGGTGCCGATGCTGGCGTTTTATGGTTTTCCATCCAGCGCTGAAGAGGTATCAGCCGGGCCGGGTGAAGCCATCGCATTTCCAGCTGAAGGTCGTGCGGAGTACATCGAGCCAGGCGGCAAGAGCTTCGACTATCAATTCAAGCGACTCGATCAGCTTGCATCGCAGATCAATGAACTAGGTCTTGCGGCAGTGCTCGGCCAGAAGCTAAGCGCTGAAACTGCTGAAGCCAAACGCATCGACCGCAGTCAAGGTGACAGCACGATGATGGTGATTGCGCAAAATGTGCAGGACATGATTGACAACTGCCTGCAGTTTCATGCTGAGTTTCTCAGCACACCCGAACAGGCCGGTAGTTGTTACGTGAACCGCGATTTCCTTGGCACCAGATTGGAGCCGCAAGATGTGTTGGCACTGCTGCAGGTTTACACCGCAGGCACCATCACGCAGGAAACATTCCTGACCCGACTGTCTGAAGGTGAAGTGCTTGGTGATGACTTTGACATCGAAGCTGAACTTGAAGCAACGCAGCCATGATCAACGCATTGCTATGGGCAGCATCATGGTTCATCCCATCAGATGACGAGCAACCTATGGGACCAGTGACGGTGTATTGCCATAATTTGCCTGAGGAAGTGTTCGCCATATTGCGCGCATCATGGGACAACAAAGTCGAAGAAGTTACTGTCTACGAATCCGAAGCTGCTTACGATGACTTCAACGAAATGCTGATGTGTGCATTGGAAGAAGGTGCAGAGGTTGACATCCAAACGCAATACCATCCAAGCGATATTGGTATCGACATAGAGCAGTGACGATCCCGCCGAATGTTGACACGATCTTTCGTAATGCGATCGATCTAAACCAATACAGCAACAGCGTTGCCAGGCGTATCATCAACATTTACAACGACATCATTATCGATGCAGTGAACCAACTGCAAACGATCGATGAAGCAAGGGCACCGGTCAAAGCCGCGCGGTTGCGTGCGATCCTTGCGCAGCTAAAAGAAAGCCTTGCGACATGGGCCGGTGATGCAACGGAGATCACCGCATTGGAGCTGCAGGGCTTAGCTGAGCTGCAATCTGAGTTTGTGGAGGAGCAGCTACGGCTAGCATTACCAGCTGGCTCCAGGGATATGGTCCGCACCGTTGAGATCAGCCCGCAATTTGCGCAGTCAGTTGTAACCACTGACCCGACGCAGATCAATGTCGTCGCATTGAGCGATGATCTATTCGCTGCAGTTGAAGGCGCACCGCAAACATTCAGCTTGACTGCACCTAAAGGCGCAATGATCACATTGCCGAATGGCCGTGTTGTGGAGAAGTCATTTCGTGGCCTAGCGGAATCGCAAGCGGAGCGGTTCAGCAGCAGCGTCCGGCAGGCATTGCTGACAGGTGAGACAACGCAAGAGCTATCACGTAGGTTGCGTGGCACGTTGGAGTTCGGCGAGGAAGCAAAGACCATCAAACAGCTTGCATTATCCGGCGGCGAAGCAACCAAAATGGCAGGCCATCAGGTGACAAGCATCGTCCGCACCAGTATCAACCAAGTGGCAAATGCTGCTAGTCAGCAAGTATATGAAGCCAATCAAGACATCACCAAAAAGTACAAATACGTCGCAACACTTGACAGCCGCACGACTGCAATTTGCCGCGCTTTAGATGGTCGTGAGTTTGAATATGGCAAAGGCCCAACACCGCCCCAGCATTTTTCATGTCGCTCAACGACAGTCCCCGTCATTGATTACGAAGGGCTTGGATTTGATCCGCCGCGGCCCGGTAAACGCGCAGCTAAAGGCGGCATGGTTGATGCTGATACAAACTACGGCCAGTGGTTGCTGCAGCAAGGCAAAGAACGTCAAGAGGAAGTGCTCGGCAGCAAGGCGCCATATTTCAGGATGCTGGCGCGTAAACACGGCGCCCGTGATGCGATGGCAAAACTGGTCCGCCAAGATGGCCGAGAGTTAACATTAGAGCAACTGCGGAGACGTTACGGTGCCACTCCGAAAGGGTAAATCTCAGCTAACGATCTCGCAAAATATCCGCAAACTAATCAAAGAAGGCTACAGCAGACAGCAAGCAGCTGCTATTGCTTACTCCCAAGCCGGGATGACACGTAAACGCAAACCCGCAAAACGCCGACGGTAGACTGTCAATAGCTGCTATTGCGTCATGCCTGGTTACAACAAAGGCCCGAAGAAGCCGCAGAAACCTATGGGTAAAAAGGGAGGCAAAAAGAAGTGAAACGCGGTGATCGGGTGAGCTGGACCTATCAAGGCAAACGCACCTACGGCGTGGTGACCAGCATCGGCGGCAAGCGTGCCACGATCAATACTCCAAATGGCGGCACCGTGACCCGCGTCGGCAGCGATGATGACCCGATCGTGCGGATCAAATCTGAATCCACCGGTAATGCCGTGCTCAAAACACGATCGCAGTTGCGGCCAGCGCCGAGGAAAGGTCGATGATCGACTATCGCGGCGAGCGCTTCGCTGGTTACAACAAACCCAAGCGGACGCCGAACCATCCAACCAAATCCCATGCGGTGCTCGCCAAAGAAGGCGACACCGTAAAGCTGATCCGGTTCGGGCAGCAAGGCGTCAGCGGCAGCCCACCACGCAAAGATGAATCCAAGGCCGATGCAGCCAGGCGGCGTGCATTCAAAGCGCGCCATGCGGCAAACATCCGCAAAGGGAAGATGTCAGCAGCGTATTGGGCGGATCGCGCAAAATGGTGACCACTATTGTTAGCATAGATTGCACTTAACCCTGCGGGTTATTTATGTCCGAAGAAAAAACACAGCCCACTACAGAGCAGCCTGCGGCTCCTGCAGCGACACCGCCCACACCGCCCCCACCGCCAGCTGCTGACATCGACGCATTGCAACGCAGCATCCAGAATCTGGAGCGCAAAAACCAGGAGCTTGCAGACGAAAAGCGTAA